CCGGGAGATCCGGTGAACACCAAGTACGACTACGACGCCTTCGAGCGTGAATACGTCGCCGGGGACATGTCCCTGCGCGAGCTCGCCCACAGCCACGGGATCGCCAACCACTCGGTCATCACCGAGCAGGCGAAGCGCCGCAACTGGGTCAAGAAGCGCGCCGACTACCGCGAGGGCGCGTCCGAGAAGGCCGTCGTCTACATGGCCGACGCCGAGGGGATGCGCCGCGCCCGAGAGGCCGTGGTCCGCGACCACGCCATCGAGGCCATCGACCGGGCCATCCTCAAGCTCATGGCCGACATGGCCGACACGGTCAAGAGTGTCCAGGACGACGGCACCGTGATCGACACGGGCATCCCGATCATGCGGATCAAGCCCGCCGACGTGGCCGCGCTGATCGACCGCCTCCAGGTCCTGTTCAACCGCCCGTCGAGCATCACCGAGGAGCGCAGCCTTGGCATCAGCCTCTCTGCTGGCGGAGTCGGAGCCGACATTCTTCGAGGCATTGTTGAGGCAACTCGAGGCCTTGGGGCCTCGGGAGCTGAACGATCTCCGATCCCTCGCCTTAGTCGAACTGGCGAGAACTGACAGCGTAGACGCGGTCCTCGCCTACGGCGAGCTCGTCTTCGGGTACGTCCCGGCCCAGCACCACCGAGACATGGTCGCGGAGACGCTCGAGGCGATCCTCTACCGCGAGAACGAGATCTACCTCCTGCCGCGTGGCGGGGCGAAGACCACCTGGGACAACACGATCCTGTGCTGCTGGCTGGTGGGGAAGTTCCCCGACATCCGCATCGGGATGGTGTCCAACACCGACACCCAGGCCAAGGACTTCAGCCGGGCGGTCAAGTACACGATCCAGTCCAACCCGGCACACCGCCTGGTCTTCCCCGACTCGATGCCCTCGGGCGAGAAGTGGACCGACAAGGAGTGGCTCTGCGCCGGCAGCCGCTGGCTCGGCTCCAAGGACGTGACGATGTTCGCCGTCGGGGTCGGCGGCGCGATCATCAGCAAGCGGTTCGACCTCCTGCTCCTCGACGACATCCTGGACGAGGAGAACACCCAGACCATCGACCAGCAGGAAGGCGTCGAGATCTGGTTCAAGAAGACCCTCAAGCCCTGCCTGGCCCCTGACGGGGTGGTCGTCGCCATCGGCACCCGCTGGGGTGAGGGCGACCTGTACGAGAAGTTCATGGAGCCCACCGCCGACGGCGGCTTCGGGTGGCGCTACCACATCGTCTCGGCCCTCACGACCGACGACCAGGGCCAGCTCGTGTCGTACTGGCCCAGCTACTGGCCCGTCGAACGGCTCCTCAAGGAGCGCGAGGAGATGGGCTCGCCCCTCTTCTCCTGCGCCTACCAGAACGACATCTCGGGCCTGCTCAAGGGCAACATCTTCCACGGCCCGTTCGACCACTTCGGCGTCCTCCCCGAGGGCCACCAGTACACGCTCCGCATGGGCGTGGACCTGGCGAGCTCCACCCGGGAGCGTGCCGACTTCACCGCCCGCGTGACGACCGCCGAGGACATGTGCCAGCAGGGCTGCGCCCTCAAGGGCATGTTCTACGTCCTCTCGTCCTACCAGGACCGCCGCGAGTCCCACCACGCCGAGTTCGTCCATGACGGCTGGATGGCCTATCCCAACATCGGCCTGGTGCTCGTCGAGAAGGTCCAGTTCCAGTCCACCCTGGTCCAGACGGTCATGGAGGACTACCCCCGCATCCCGATCCAGGGCAAGCCGGTGGACGGCGACAAGACGACCCGGGGACGGGGCGTGGCCGCCAGGTACGAGGCCCACAAGGTCCTCCATCACATCTCCCTGCGTGGATCCGCGTTCGAGACCCAGCTTCTCGCCTTCCCCAAGGGTCACGACGACCTCGTGGACGCCCTGGGGTACTCGATGGACCTGGGTGGCGACACCTTCATCTACGGCAGCGTCAAGTCGAGGTAGCTGTGTTCGCGACCCCCCAGCCCATCGAGCTCGAGTTCCGGGACGGCAAGCGCCCCGTGCCCGAATACCTCGCCGCGATCATGGCTGGCCTCGAGACGCACCGGATGACCTACGAAGAGGCCGTGCAGACCGCCAACCGGCGGATGGAAGCCGATCACCTCAACGCCAAGCGAGACGAGATCCTCGCGGCGCACTTCCGGGAGCTCCGCTGATGGGGATCATCACTGACTTTCTGACGCGCTCGTATCGGACGAGCCCCAAGAACCTCCCGCCGGGGAGCAGCTCCCTGATCTTCCAGGAGCGTGGACGGGTCGGAAAGACATCGGGTGCCCTGTTCCGCAACTGGGCCGAGCACAGCGAGTGGGTCCGGGCGGCGGTCAACATCCGCAAGGCACAGGTGAGCTCCGCCGAGTGGGACATCGTCCCGTTCAACCAGGAGGAGAAGTTCGATGAGGGCCTGGCGAAGGAGCTCCGCGACCTCTTCAACCGGCCCAACCTGGCGGTGGAGTCCTTCCGCTCATGGGTGGAGCCCATCCTCGAGGACATCCTCGTTCTCGACGCCGGCACCATCGAGAAGGAGCGGACCCTGGGTGGCGAGGTCGCCTATCTGCATGCTGTGGACGGGGCCAAGATCCGCGTCAACAGCATGTGGGACGGCAGCCCCGACGAGCCCCGCTACTGGTGGGTCCCCACGCCAACCTACGAGGTAGCGTTCCGCAACGAGGACCTCATCTACATCATGGCGAACCCCCGGACCTACTCCGTCCTGGGGCTTTCTCCATTGGAGACGCTGAAGCTGACCATCGACTCCGAGGTCAACGGGTCGATGTACAACAGCCGCCAGGTGACCAACGCCGCCCCCGATGGCCTGCTGGACCTGGGCGAGGGAGCTCGCCCCGAGCAGATCGAGGGCTTCAAGTCCTACTGGACCTCCGAGGTCGCCGGCAAGGGGGCGATGGCCTTCATCGGCGGCACCAAGGGTGCCAAGTTCGTCCCCTTCCGGGGCTCCAACCGGGAGATGCAGTACCAGGAGTGGCTCAACTACCTGGTGCGGAAGATCGCCGCCGTGTACGCGATCTCGCCGCAGGACCTGGGTCTGACCTTCGACATCAACCGGGCCACGGCAGAGAGCCAGCAGGAGATGACCGAAGACAGGGGTCTTCGCCCGCTGCTCGCGCTCGTGCAGGACTACTTCACGCGGGAGATCGTCTGGGACGAGAGCTACGGAGGCACCAAGAACAACCTCGCCTTCCGCTTCACGCGGCTGAACATCAAGGAGTCGATGTCCAAGGCCAACATCAACAAGTTGGCGCTCGCGGGCATGCCTTGGAAGCCGGTGAACGAGGCGCGGCTGGACGAGGGCCGTCCGCCGCTCGGAGACCCGAACGACCCCGAGAACCCCTACAACAAGCTCATGGCGAACACCCCCCTCGGCGTCGTGACCGTCGATGACGTGCTCTCGGCCAAGGAGGTCGCGACCCCGCCGCCTGCCCCGGCGGCTGGGTCGTCGAAGCCGTCGAGCCCCAGCAAGGCGCTGACGCCCCAGGAGATGCTCCTCGAGGGCGTGCGGGCCAACCAGGACGAGATCGCTCGGATCCTGGGCGAGATGACCTCCTCCAATCCCATGGAGGCCACCGCTGACCAATCCCATGGTCGAGAAATCTAGAGGAAGACCATGGCAGCCACCCTCGTTCTCTCGGTCAAGACCGGCTCTGCCGGCGGGTCCTTCGCGGACAACGTGTCAGGCATCGACCTGATCAGCGCCGACAACTCCACCAACGACATCACCAACCGCCAGGCGAACCCCATCACTGTTGGAACCAACAGCTATGAGAAGTGGATCGCCCTCAAGATCACGGTTACGCCCAGCAACTACGTCCGCTCGTTCCAGGTCTGGTTCAACAGCTCGGTGGCCGCGTCCACCACGCTGTACATGACCGGTGCGTATGTGACGTACCAGCAGGGCACCACCGTCGCCTCGACCATCGCGAACGCGGTGGCGACCAGCTACACCGCCGGGGCCAAGGCGACGTGGGACCTCACGACCTACACCGCCGCGAACACCGCCTCGTACACCAAGTTCCTGGTCCTCCAGCTTGCCGTCGCGGCGAGCGCGGGCCCGGGCACCTGGACGCAGCAGACGGTCAACTATTCCTACGACGAGGCC